TCTAGCATGAATTGCCTTTGTGCCTCATTTACCTCTTGCGTTATCTGTGTTCCCTTCCAGCCCTCCGCGATTGCATCATTTATATCCTCTCCTACTTGATTCCCTAGCCCCCTTGCATATATGCCCGCTCTTTCAATTGATGCCTTATATGAAGCCTTTTCACTAGGTGACATCCAAGCAGGTAAATTTGATGGTGACTCCAGCGGGTCAATTATGCCCGTTGGGCTAGGCTTGCTTACCATGCTAGAAGACACTTGCCCGCCCTGTCCTACAAAGCTCTTCATCTCCTCTTTTACAGGGGCTAGCCAATCGCTTAAGCTCCAATCTCTCATTTTCATCCGTGTACTATTATCAGCCCTATCCATGATTCGACCAAGCACCACTAAGAAGGCATATGGATCAAGTCCAGCCACCTCTAAGCCTGGTTCATCAAGTGTAATCAGCTTCTCATCGTACAATTCCTTGATTCTCTCAGCACTTAGCCCACAATTTGAAATACCTAGGAACTGGATTAAAAAGATATCATGCTGATCCTGTACCGTTTTACTTGCTTGCTTTATTAATTCGCTTCTTAGCATTTTGTCTACTCCTGTTTTGATAAGAGTAGCATATTTACTTTTATTTTACTTTGTTCTTATTTTTTAAAAATCTTAGTGAACATTGTGAAATTAAATCTCATACTTTTGCTTATGAATTTCACGGCTTCGCCTGTAGCTTTGTCTTTTGGTCTATACTGGTTATTAATTGCTGTTAATTCTTCTAGCGTTGTTGGTGCTTCCCCAAACATGTCAGTTTGGTTCTCGGCATCATCACTCAAAACACGCTTTGCAATTCTTGAATACATAGATTTAATCTTTTCCGCACTATTCCCAATTGCTAAGGATTCTAAATATGCCTTAGCAAGTGGACTTTTTCTCACTGCTGCCTTTAAATTGTTCTCTTCATCCTGTTCTCCCATTGCGATTGATGTTTGCGCAAACCAATCATTTAACCCCTTAATATTGCTTTCCGCATCTCCTTTTGTTTTCACAAAGCCTGTTGAATTTGCCAAGGCATACGCATAAATAGCAGATTGCAAGGCTTTCTTGTTTTCCTCATCTAAACCATGTGTCACCAGTGTAATAATACCAGATGAAAAACGATCATATAAACTAGGCTTAAGCTTTTTAATTACCTTTCTATCTGTCAAAACTGATCCTGTAATCACATTCTGAAGCATAGAAATAAAGGTATTATTAACTTGTTGTGTATCAATATCAAAGTATTTATTCATATTTTGATTGCTGAGTACCCCATCTCTCAAAAGGGAATTAATCACATTCGAGGCACCTTTAGAACCACTTTTCAAAAAGTCAGCCAAATTATCATCGCTAGAGGCCATCATCTCAGCACCTAAAAGTCTTAGTGTGCTATCACTAAGCCTTCTTGCAATTGCGCTTGTTTCTGTCCTCTCATCCATGCTTTGTGTAAAGCCTTCATTCATTTGTCTTACAAGAAGTCTTAGATTATTCTTGTCCTGTGATGAAGGCTCATATTCTCTCACCAAAACAGGTTCCTTGAAGCTTGCTACATGGTCACTTGAGAATCCAAAAGCATGGGCATTATTTGCTAAATATTCTTTGTATTCTTGGGCCTTTTCTGGATGGTTGCTATAGGCTCTTTGAATTGCCATAGTTCTTGAATTGCCACCTAATACAATTCGATCAGGCGTCATGATTGGCGCACCGTTAATTGCATCAGGATTCGTATTTACAACAAATGAAGGCTCTAGATTCTGAGCATTTCTAATAACTTTTAATTGTTCTGCCTTATCCGATTCATAAGCTCTCTCTTGTACTTCTTTAGGATACAAAGGATTTTCGCCAAATGACTCAGCTTTATGACTAGCTATCAAATCACTGGCTTCTATGATTTTATATTTACACTCATGCCGTACAGGTTTCCCAGCCTCTCCAGTTAAGAGAAGCCTTGCATTTTGTTTTGATTCATCAACGCTAGGGGTAACAGATACTTTTAATTGGTTCAAAAGCTTATTTAGTGCATCTATGCCACCTTGCTTAACCACGGCTTCTAAAACATTTACAAGATTATCCGTGGTCACTTCTCTTTTTTGTGCACGTGTGGACAAAGAATCAATCTTGATTTTTCTTTTAGGTTTTTCAGTATTGCTTGGCGCTTGGCGTTCTTTTAAAGGATGTTGTTTACTAAACTTTTCTTTGAAAGCATCCTTTGTAAACTCTTCAATTTTCCCCTTGTGTTCCCCATCATCATATTTAACCTTAATTTTATCCCCGACCGCTTCGACAATATGCGCATGATGTCTATTTTCTCCGTCACCAAATGCAAAGCTTGCACCTTGTTTTAAATGTTCGTCTTTAACTTGAACGGACGCTGTAGCATTTGTGTAGAAATAACGATACTTGGTTTTCCCTGTCTTGGTTGCACCCACTGGGATTCTTCTCACATATTTGTGAGTCCTTGCTTTGATCAGGTCAAGGATTACTGAGTAAAATGAAAACATTGGTTACTCCTTTTCTGCTTTCATAAGAATATCTTTGCTAATTGCTTTAAGTCTTTGTTCATACAAGTTAACCATGCTACCAGCAAGCTCAGAAATAGCCTTGATTTCTCCACCTCGTGATTTTTGCGCCTTAAGCATGGTTTCATATTCATCAGGATAGATCATGCTTGCAATCGTGCTTGCATTGGCTTGTAGGTGCTTTGTAAGCGTGTCAAGATCATAGCTCTTAAGCTCTTGTTCGCTAAGCTCTAAATTAAGCTTCATTTTGTTCCTCTCTTTCAAATTGCTTCATCATTTTCTTAGCCCATGAGAAGCCTGGATTACCACCCCATAGCATCCATGAGATATATGCCTTGCTCGATTTGTCATCATGGTACTTTTTATAAGCTGAGTGTCTTGAAAAAAAAGAATACATACGCTTAATAGTTTCCTTAGTCACATGTCCTTGAACTAGGTTGCTTGCTCTTTGTACTCCGCTTCCGATTCCTAGCTTGCCCGCTTGCCTTGAATCTAAGCCACCATGCCCAAACTCTCTTCTAAGCTCTAAGCCCCTTTGTGCTGCAGCCCTCACGCCCTGGGGTACCTCAAAGCTATTTGCGCCCTTTGTTAGCTTAGTTCTTCTGTAGACTACATCCGTAATCAATGGAACCAAGGCATATTGAATAAAGGCACGAACGGGGCTTGTGATATCAGATAAATCAGCTTCCATAATATCAATGATTCTCTGTTGCATATTTGCATTTCTAATGAAGTCCCTTGCCACTCGATCAGCAAGCATTTTGATAACCTTGGGCTTAAGAAGCCTAGCACAAAGCTTCTCTCTCTCCTCATCTGGTAATATGCTTATTTGCTCCATGATTTGAGTGCTGAGAAAGGCATATTCATTCATGATTGTATCATTGACAATGTCAAAAATAGTACCAGCGGTTATCACCTTAACAGGGGCTTCTATAATATCCGTAATCTCATCAAATCTTGGATGAGGGTGCAATTGGCTTTTGAACCAATTTGCGATATTTACATATTTAAACATGTCAAATCCTAGCGTTAAAATACTAGGCATATGTTATCAAATTTCAATTGTGAATTTGTGGTTTTTTATTTGTGCCTTTTGTACCTGCTCTTCTTGCTCTTCTTGGTCTTGGTCTTCTCCTTCATCTTCTTGCTCTCCTTCCTGCTCTGATTCATCATAGCCTTGATCTCCTTGGGCTTGTTGCTCTTGGCTTGCTTGTGACATTCCTAGCGACGTAATATAGGCCTGGTTCAAAATCACATCACCACCTTCAATCTTGGGCAAATTATACTTGGCTCGAATCTCATTCACGGTCAAAAAGTTACTTACTCTTTGTACATCAGCTGACAACACATCCTTTTCCGTTTCTAAATCCAAGCCAACAAAACGGAGCTCATATTTATCATGTGATACTGGATGGATAATGAACCGATTTAGCCAATTTTGAACGCTTCTTAAGAGAGGATAAAGCCCTTTGTCCTTTGATGCCTGGATTCTTGCCCCTGGGCCTTGCTGAGTCAATGCCCCTGTTTGTCCCTCGGTACCAAATACAAAGCCTAGCTCCGCGGGGTCAATTTGGAATAAGGCACATGATAGCTTGGTTAAATAGCCAATCCATTGAGTGTATCCCATTTCCTCAGCACTACCGCCAATTGATACGCTTTGTAAATCCTCTTTTAGATTGGTATCTGGGTCTAATTGAATAATAGGGGTTCTCTTCGCTTGTGCTGCACCACTTAGCATCGCATACATATCACGCTTAAACGACCTAAATGTATTTGGTGACATTTTACTTTTGAGAACAAGAATACTAGGTGCATGAATACCATTGATGAAATTTGACGCGTTGTAGGTCTCCGCGTTGACTAAGTGCGTTACTACTCTAATGAGCTCCTCGAGTTCAGGGAATCCATAGCCCCTAGCATGATAAGTAGTTCTTGGTCTTCTGATACAAAAGGCTAAATTCTCAGCATCGAACTCAGCAACCTTTTTCCCATTGATCACTTGAATAAAGGCGGTATGCTCCCAATCTCTACGCCCTTCCTCCTTCTCCTTTTCACTGAGTGCACTTCTTCTAATGGTTGAACCATCCACTGGAATGAAGCCCGCTATTTCCCCCTTGCGATTCTTGATAATTTCAAAGGCCGCCTGATCATAGGTCAAGGAGTCTCTAAGAATCATTTTAACAAAGGCTTCAAAATTGAAGGCACCTCCGAATCGGTAGCCCTCTCCACAGGTTTCTAGCCACTTTGATAATTCCCTCATTTCCTTGGTTTCCTCGGGCGTGGGCTTCCGTTCTTGGTCTCTAAGTCGGATCACATACCCAGCCTTGTATTGATCCTCTTGTGGTACGCAAAATTCCGCAATCTGATTTAACCTTGTTTGTATGATCGCACTGATCACAGGCACGCGGGACATAAATTGCAAAATGTCATAATCTACGCCAAAAGTCCCTTCGTGAGCATTGTCTCTATATGAATCGCTGGTGGCATACATTGAATAATTATATGGATCGACATCATACGCTGAGGGCTCAATTTTACCCCCTCCCTCTGCTGCCTTAAGTGCCTTTTGAATTAAATCCTCACTGATATCCGATAGCTCTTCTAGCGCTTCCCTGGTATCCGTCTTCTTTTCTCGTCTTATTTGATACATGGTGCTCCTTTGCATGTGCTCATAGTACTATTTTTCATTGTAATATTTTGACAATATGAAAGCATAGCAAATTTATTTTTATTTATTTTTGTAAAAAGATTTGACAAAGTGAAAAATATGTATTACCATGAACACATCCACCAACCAAAACAATAAAAACAAGGATAAGCAAAATGCAAAACATCGAATTCAAAAGCTCAGCAATCATGACAACCAAGGAAGGTAAATCCGCGTACATTTATCTAAGAGAGGACGGCGTAGCTATTCTATACGGCGTATTTAAGCCCGAATGGTGGGACACTGAGGTTTCAACCGTTGATTTATATGTTGAATGCGCAAAAGAAGAGGCTGAGGGAATGATCCATAGTGGTGTGTACTATGCAAAAAAGGTATCTTTAGAAGCTTTGTAAGACAGCTGATTTAGGTACCAGCGAACTAAATAAGCTAAAGGAAGCCCCTTAATTGGGGCTTTTTTTATTTGTGTCCTTGGTCAACCAGGGCAAGAATCGCATAGCCCGCTAAATCCATATATGGGCTTTCCCCCATAGGATCATTATTCTCAGCGATCCTATTTATCTTATCGAGCATACGAACGATTACATGTATATCCTTGTATTTTGTCGCTGGTATCCCATTTGGATATATGATCTTTAGAAGCTCAGTAGTCTTTTGAAAAGCATTACCATATGCCTCATTTTTCTTCTCTAATAGAGTGCTTAGCTTCTTTGCTACCTTCTTATATTTACTCATTGGCTATCTCCTTAATAAGCGTGTTTTTGATTGCCTGGACTACTTGCACAAAGCCTGCTGCCTTGATACAAATTACCCGTTGTTCATTGAAGATATGTATTGTAGCCCCCATTTTGTCCGAGTGTATTTCTAGCACAAGCTCGGAACCATCCTCATCTAAGAGGATTCTTGCGCGCCCAGTGTCAAAGACCATTACCGCGTTGTGTTTTTTGCCCGCTAAGGCTTCTTGTATGCCCTCCGACAAGAAGAGCATTTCATCATCAGTTATCATTTGTCCCCCAGATGCAATAGTGGTTCATGGTTGGCTATTCTTTCCAGGGACTTATTGTAGTAGGTTTCATCCTTTTCTATGCAAATAAAATGCCTATTGCTATTGAGACAAGCAATAGCTGTTGTTCCGCTACCACTACAATTATCTAAGACGACTTCGCCTTCATTTGTGTAGGTCTTGATTAGATACTCAAAGAGGGCTACGGGCTTTTGCGTTGGGTGCTGTGTGCTTCCTTGGCTAGGAATGCTTATAACATCGCTAGGATAATAAAGTCCATTATTGACCGTTGGGATTCGCGCTAGCGCTTCATCACCGTAACCGCTTTTACCGCCAATGGATGATTTAGCATTGGATATAAAATATGGTTTCCCTGATACTTTTTGAGGATTATATGTGGGCTGGTTTTTATAGAAAAGTAATATGTCTTCATGTTGTGCTAGCGGGCGTCGATTTGCGTTTAAAAATTGTGTCTTAAGTGATTTATGCCAAACATATTTATACCTAAAAAGACGGGGATTACTTGCCCATAGCTTAAAAGTAAATATGTTATTAGCCGTTAAAACGATAGCCCCATTGTCCTTGATTACTCTCTCATACTCAGCCCATAACTTGCCCATATCCAGCACGCTATCCCACTCACACGCTGTAGTCCCATAAGGCAAGTCACAAAGTATCATATCAACGCTTTTACTTGGTATGGAGGGCATCAGCTCCAAGCAATCCCCCAAGTGTACCTTGTCAATCATCTATGCTTCTCCAAGGTGTCAATGATCTGCTCCAAATAGGTTAAAACAAGTAGCTGGATTTCTTTATCCTCTCTAAGCAGGGGCTCAGCAATTTGCTTCAAAAGCTTCAAGGCTTCAATGATCATTAATACCCCCTTGTGATTTCAAATAGAAGGATGGTGACAAGGATGCACAGCATTAAAATTGGAATATGGAAGCACATTCCACCAATGAGAAAAGCACAGCCCATTATGAAGGCCAAGCCCCGCCAATCGCCTGTTTCTCTAAGTACATCAAAGCAAGCATCAAAGACAGGGGCAAAGAAAAATAAGATACAAAGGTAAACAAAGATACCTAGTCCAAAATCGAACATTTAAAATCTCTCATCAGTCCCAAGGCGCTCAAAAAGCACTTGGATATTGTTTTCTTGTAGATAGTTTATTCCAGCATCCTCAGTAAGAGAAGCCCCTAAATAGCCCCCTCTGATAATAACAACAGCTTCAATGAGTGCATGATGAATCAGCTTTGCGCACATTAGGCAAGGTTCACCATTGACCAAAGCCCAAGCCCCTTTAGTGCTGATGCCCATAGAAGCAGCATTGCAAATTGCATTAGCCTCAGCATGATGACAGCCTATCTGTGGGTTGTCTCCGCTAGTGATACACTTCTTATCTCGGATGCATTCCGAACCACCACAAAGGGCATATGCACCTTTAGGGGCACCGTTCCAGCCGTCACTTATGATTCTATTATGCAGGGGATCAAGAAGCACACATGCAAATTTTCTTCGTGTACAAGTCGAATTCTTGGCGGTCAATAGAACCTGGTTCATTCTTTGTTCTAGGTGCTTAAGCTTCATGCTTTCCTCAGTAGCTGAAAAACCTTAGTATAATTGATGGTGTTGCCCTTTACCCCTGTGTAGCCCTCTTCATTAAGCTTCTCAGCAATTTGATGAAGTGTAAGCCCTCTTGTTCTAAGCTCTTTGGCTCTTGCTTGTAGAGGTGTCTGATAGCTTCCTTGGTTCTTCTTTTCTAAAATATCCTTGAAGGCATAGCAGACCAAGGAATGAGACCATGAAGCCCCCCTACGGCTAGTATATCCATGATCATTTAGTGCTTGTGCAATCTCTCTACTACTCTTCTTTTGAGCCACAAGGGTTTCAACCAGCGGGCGGGGATCACTTGTAGGGCACTTGTTGGCTAATTGTCTAAAGCGATATGACAGCGCCGTGCATTGCTGTTGAAAGACCTCTAAAGCCAAGGGCTCAGCACTTAGATCAACAATTTTACTCAGCATATGTGCAGCACGATTACAAAGCTCAGCTACCGAATTACTAAGCTTCAAATCGTAATCGAGCTCACTAAAAGCATTCCCCTTCTTGCTCGGTTCTTGGGCTGGTGCTTGTTGTTCCTGTGGGGATAGGTGATCAATAAAAGCAAGCTCCTCTAAAATTTGGGTTTTAGTCATCGCTGGATTCACCTATCAAAAGGGCTTCATTTGTGCTTTGTTGTGCCTTATCGCTGAGAACCTTAGCAAGCTGAGCCACTGAGTCAATAATACTCATATTTGCAAGCTCCTTGACACTCTGATCAAAATCAACGTTATCCTTCTTGCTTTTGATTTCCACCTGTAAAGCGAGATTGAAAAGCGCAGCTAGTGCATATTTGTCATTGTTGTTTACCTTGCTAGCAAAGTGTCTTAAAACCATTGTTTCAAAGGGGGATAAGTGCAGGGTTACCTTTTTAAGCTTGTCTTTTAGCTTCATGTTTTCCTCCAGGGGCTGTATTTCCCTTGGTTTATGTGTTTTTTGCTTTGTTGTCAAATAGTAAACACATAAACAAAGCCCTTACTTTCAAGTATATATTCTTTTTATTTTGTCTAAGCGGTCTATGTCCAGCCCATCAAAAGGCGCCTTGATGATACTAAGCTTAGTAAACTCAACGGGAATAGAATCCGTGGAATATGCTCCATATGCAACGCCTCTATATACCGTTGCAACATTGCTCATCCAATGCTCTAATTCCGCCTTTAGCTGATATCCCCCCCATGAGGCCACACAATACAAAATAGCTTCATCCATCCTACATTCACATTGGGCTTCATCTAGCCTAGCATCTATCAAAACGCCTGTTGTATGGTGAAGCCTTGGGGACATAATAGCAACCTCACTAGGATAACCAAGCCAAAGCTTCACCGCGGTTTGCTGATCCACAATGCTTTGATTCAAGTTCCTATTGACTACATCGCATGCTTGTAAAAGCTCATAAAGAAGCTGTGTGCAGGGCTCATCAGGCTGTGCAATCCTAGTGATCAGCATACTCGGGCTATCAGGATCAAAGGCAAGCATTTTAACAAGCTTATCCTTTCTCATTTTCCATAGCTTGCCCCATTGTTCAAGAAGCTCTACACTAAAGCTATTATTGTTCAGCATGCGACAAAATGAGCTAAAGGGAATATCTAGCTCCTCAGATAACCAGCCCCTTATTTCACAATCATCCAGCGCACGCCTGGTTGCCAATAGTGCACCATCACAAAGGCTTAATGGTCTTACTGTTTGGTATGTGCTATTTACTCGGCGATATTGTCTACTGAGCTTTGCATTCTTCTTCATCTAGTCCCTCAATTTTCCTGTCCCGTACCTCCTCATACTCAAGCATTAAAAGAACGGCTTTGATATTTTCAAGGCTGTGCTTTGTTTCCTGGTAGAGATGGGGGCTCTTGGCTAAAAAGTCTGTTATTCGGTTGAGGGTATGCTTATATTCTATAATTTCTTTGTACATAGGCACCTAGTTTTTTATGTGTAAAAGTGGTTCATGGTTGGCTATTCGTTCCAGGGACTTATTGTAATAGGTTTCATCCTTCTCTATGCAAATAAAATGCCTGTTGCTATTGAGACAAGCAATCGCTGTCGTGCCTGATCCACTGCAATTATCTAAGACGACTTCGCCTTCATTTGTGTAGGTCTTGATTAGATACTCAAAGAGGGCTACCGGCTTTTGCGTGGGATGAATTGAATCTATTCGTAGCTCACAATCGAATGACAAGATACTTGTAGGCAATCTATTTGCATTGACAATGTTATCAGTACGCTTTTCTTTCCATTGTGCATAGTCTTTCCCTTTACTCTTTCTTTTCTCATCTTTACCAAATCTAAAACTGATCGGATTATAGGTTGGCTGTTTTTTATAAAAAATCAACACCTCTTCAAAATTTTTTAGAGGCATATGCTTTGCATTAAGAAATCCAGTTGATAAATTTTTTTGCCAAATCCATCTATACCTAAAAAGACGGGGATTACTTGCCCAAAGCTGAAAAGTGAAAATATTGCAAGCCGTCAGCACAATAGCCCCGTTGTCCTTGATTACTCTCTCATACTCAGCCCAAAGCCTGCCCATGTCTATAATAGAATCCCATTCACAAGCTGTAGTCCCATAAGGTAAATCACATAAGATCATATCAACGCTTTTACTTGGTATGGAGGGCATCAGCTCCAAGCATTCCCCTAAGTGTACCTTGTCAATCATTTATCTTTGTCTCCTGGTAGCTTTGGCGGTTCTCTGTGTGCTTGTACCGCTGTTTGTAGCTTTGCCCAATAGTCCCCCTGCTCCTCTATAGACGATATGCCCAGCTTTTGCTTTGTCGCTTCAATAGCCTCGGCTACGCTGGTATACATGAGACCACCCTTGATCTCCTGCTGCACCTTCTGAGAGGGGGCTGAATATTCTCCACCGACTCGGCGTTCAAGAAGCCACATGCCACTATTAGAAAGCTTCCCACCAGCCTCAATGTAGCCCTGCCACCTCATATCTCGTTTAGCAATAGATTTATTGAGGTAGTATGACACTAGGAAGCTTGCCCCATCCTCATCTAAGGCATCCTCTAAATATGCTTCATAGTCAGCCTTAAGCCTTTTGATCTGCTTAGGAGTAAGATCAGCCAAAGCCCCCGCGGTTTGCCAAGAGCCACCAGCTTCTATCTCAGCAAGCATTCTTTCTATCAAATGAACTGGGATAGGGTATTCCTTGGCTTGGATTATGTTTTTATGCTCTATGAGTACCATTTTTGATCTCCTTTGTGGCTAGTTTATCAGCTTTCATTTTTGCATAGGATATCTTTTTTTGCATAAGATATCTTATGCACTAATTTATTACGATATTTCATATACTTAGATCACTTTTGCATAAGATGCATAAGATCGAATACCTTTTTTCATATACCCCTGTATATATATACCCTATGAACACATATTTTTTATGTTCATACAATATTGAAAATGCACCTTACTTTATCTTATGCAATCTTATGCAAAGTAGATAAGTATATGAAATATAATAGAAAAAAGTGCATAAGATGGGGTGCATAAGATAAAACGATTTTCTTATTTTATCTTATGCATCCTATGCAAAAAACGTAAAAACGGCTAAAAAATGAGCCCTGGGAACAAAAAATATAAAAAATTTACCTAGTATATCAGCTTAATCAATTTTTTTAGGTGCTGGCGTCTCAATGGATTCAATAACAAATTCTAGGCGGTGAACCTTCTGTTTAGTATCCTCTAGCTGTTGTTTAAAAAGTGCTTGTGTCTGGTCATTGTGTCTTAGATCAGCGATTTCAAATTTAATTTGATTCACTTGATTTT